GGTGATAAGCGTCACGATCAAATTTTTGATGGAACTGCCACACACGCACTTGAATTGCTGTCAGCAAGTCTTAATGGGATGCTAACCAATACTATTTCGCCATGGTTTGTTTTAAAGTTTAGAAATCAAATGGCTGCTGATAATGATGCTGCTAACGAATGGCTTGAGAGTTGTGCAAAAATTATGCAGCAAGTGTTTGCTAGATCTAATTTTCAACAAGAAATTTTTGAATTATACCACGAGCTACTAGCCTTTGGTACATCTGCTATGTTTATTAGCGATGATGTTAAGGATGATTTAAGATTTAAAACTATTCACATATCAGAAATATTTATTACTGAGAATGATAAAGGAATGGTTGATAGTTTGACTAGACGATTTCATCTTGCAAACAAAAACATTCCATCAATGTATCCCGATGCAGATTTACCAAGAGCTATAATTGCTGATATAGAAAAAGCTCCTTATGAGGATGCTGTAATTATTCATTCAGTTTACCCCAATGAAACACCTATGGGTTCTGATAATAATAAAAATATGGATTGGGTATCTTGTCATGTTCACGAAAAAACTGGCACACTATTAAGAGAAAGTGGATTTAAAGAATTTCCTTATGTAGTTCCTCGTTATTTAAAATCTTCATCAAACGAAATCTACGGCAGATCTCCAGCTATGAATGCTTTACCAGATACTAAGATGTTAAACACAATGTCTAAGACAACTATCAAAGCAGCTCAAAAACAAATTGATCCACCTTTAATGGTTCCCGATGATGGATTTATTTTACCGATTAGAACTGTGCCTGGCGGATTAAACTTTTATAGATCGGGTACTAGAGAAAGAATTGAACCTTTAAATATAGGTGCAAACAATCCACTTGGTTTAGCAATGGAAGATCAAAGAAGAAAAGCAATTAGAGAAAATTTCTTTGTCGATCAGTTAATGACAACCCAAGGCTCAAACATGACGGCTACTGAAGTTATGCAAAGAACGGAAGAAAAAATGAGATTACTTGGCCCCGTGTTAGGTAGATTGCAATCTGAATTATTGCAGCCACTAATCACTAGAGCATTTAATCTTTTATTAAAAAATAATAAACTTCCCCCAATACCAGAAGAACTTGGCGATCAAGATGTAGAGATTGAATATGTATCTCCATTAGCCAAAGCTCAAAAAAGCCAAGAGCTATCATCTGTTATGCGTGGAATAGAAATATTTGGTTCAATGCAAAATATAGCTCCCGTTTTTGATTACATAGATATTGATGGTTTAGTTTCTCACATACAAGAAGTGTTAGGCTTACCCGCAAAAATTATGAGATCTAAAGCAGAGGTTCAACAAAGACAACAACAAAAACAACAACAAGAAATGGAACAAATGCAATTACAACAAGCACAACAAGTAGCGGAAAGTGCTGGCAAAGTTGCGCCAGCTTTAAAGGTTTTAGGTGGACAGTAAAGAACTTAAACAACTAGAACTTAATTACAAACAAGTTTTTAATTCTCCCGAAGGTAAAAGTGTTTTGGAAGATTTAAAAAAAAGATGCGGATTTTATAGCACTACTCATACAAAAGGAGATAGTCACGAAAGCGCATTTTTAGAAGGCACAAGATCAGCAATCTTGTTTATTAATAATATGCTTACAAAAAAACCCATGGAGGATAAATGAGCAGCGAAACAAACCAGGTAGCAGTTGAGCCTACAAGCCAAGTGTCTGCGGAAACACAAACAACAACATTAACACCAGAGACAGTAATAACAGATTGGAAAGCAAATCTTTCCGATGAAATAAGAGCTGATAAATCTTTAGAGAATATTAAAGATATAGAAGGTTTAGCAAAATCTTATGTTCATGCACAAAAATTAGTTGGCTCTGATAAAATCCCAGTTCCAAATAAATTTGCTACAGAAAAAGATTGGGATGCAGTTTACGAAAAATTAGGGAGACCAGCGGATGCTACTGGCTATAAATATGATTTGCCAGAAGATAAAAACCTAGATGCTGAAGCATTAAATAATTTTTCAACTCAAGCTCATAAACTTGGATTACTTCCTGGACAAGCAAACGGAGTAGTACAATTTTATAATGAGGCAATGTCTAAAGTACAACAAGAACAAGATAACGTAGCTGTTGCAGCAAGAGAAGCTAGCACTTCTGAACTTAAAAAAGAGTGGGGTCAAGCATACGATCAAAAAGTATCACAAGCTGCTAACCTTGCACAATCAGTAGGTGCTAACGAATTGTTAAACGCTAATATGGCAGATGGAACTAAATTAGGAGATCATCCAATTATGATAAAAGCATTTGCACAGTTGGCGGGGAAAATGGGAGAGGATAGTATAACTCAATCCTCTGGGCCAACTTTCCAAACACCAGCTCAACTTGAAAAAGATATTGGAGAATTAACTATGCCAGGTTCAGCGTATTGGGATAAAAGTCATCCTAATCACAAACTTGCAGTAGAAGAAGTTTTGGCTTTACGAGAAAAGAAAAATCAAGTATAGCTCAAATATTGGGATAATCGCAAGACCCCGAATGACATTAGGAATAGACTAACATCTACAAGATGTAAAAGCTAGGTTTCGACCCGCAAGGATAATCAGCCGTTTTAACATAAACATTAACATAACCCAAAGGAGAACTTATTATGAGTTCAAATATAACTACTTCTTTTGTAGAGCAATATAGTTCAAACGTAACTATGCTTTCTCAACAAATGGGAAGTAAATTAAGAGGTTCTGTTGACGTGGAAACTATCAATGGCAAAAACGCATTTTTTGACCAAGTAGGCGTAACTTCAGCTCAATTAAGAACGAGCAGACATGGAGACACACCTCAAATTGATACTCCGCACAGCAGAAGAAGATTAAGTTTATCAGACTACGAGTGGGCTGATTTAGTTGACGATACGGATAAAGTTAGAATGTTGGTTGATCCAACTTCAAGTTACGCAAAAGCAGCAGCAGCAGCTATGAATAGAAGTCTCGATGATGTTATCATCGCAGCTTTAAACGCATCAGCTTCAACTGGTGTAGCTGGCGCAACTGGAGTAGCGTTACCTTCAACTCAAAAGTTTGCAACATCAGATCAATCAGATGGTTTAACTGTAGCAAAACTTTTAGGTGCGAAGAAAAACCTTGATCTAAACGATGTTGATCCTTCTTTAAAAAGGTTCATCGTTTGTTCGCCACAACAAATCGCAGATCTATTAGCTATAACAAGTGTGACTTCTTCGGATTTCAATACTGTTAAAGCTCTTGCACAAGGGGATGTTTCATCTTTCTTGGGATTTGAGTTTATTGTTTCTAACAGATTAAAGTTTGATGCAACTAATGGCGATGACAGATTAATTTTTGCTTACACAGAAGATGCCGTTAAATTAGGTATCGGAAGTGACATTAAAGCAAACATTACTGAAAGAGCTGACAAATCTTATTCTACTCAAGTTTACTACGCTATGTCTTTAGGCGCAGTAAGAATGGAAGAAAAAAAGGTTTTTCAAATCCCTTGTCACGAAGCATAATAATAATAATAGGAGAAAATAAATGACTACATTAAATACTGGTATCGTAGCAAACACTTTAGCTTCCCCGCAAGTTCTTAATGACGCTGCTGAATTACATGGCGTTTTAAGAGTTGCTGCTGGAACTGCTGAATTAGCTGCTGGCGATAGCACAGACAACGATGTTGTTTTGTTAGCACCTATCTCAAGTAAAGCAACGATCTCTCAACTTTTTGTTGGATCAGATACTTTTGGTGGTTCTTGCACAATGAATGTTGGTGTTCACAATTACGATGGCACAGTTGCAGACGAAGATTGTTTTGCAACAGCTGTAGCTGATGCTGCGGCAATGGCTGACGTTAGAACTGAAGCAGCTACAATTAACACAGTTGGACAAAAGCTGTGGGAAATTGCTGGTTTAAGTTCAGATCCAGGAGGATTGTTATATATGTCTATAACTTTCGCAGCAACTGGTGGAACTGCTGGTACGCTTTCATGGAATATTAGTTACGCAGTTAATTAATAAATAAAATTTTAGGGGGAAGCGGGAGACTTAATCCCCCTAGAGTGCATGATAAAGAAAACAGAAAAACCCAAAACCATTACTCATTTACAGAGTGGAAATTATATTTACAGATACGTTTTGGTTGACAGATTTAAAACCGATACAAAAAACCATTTTGGTTTTGATAAAAAATTAGAACAAACTGAAGCGGAAATTTTTGCTTTAGTAACACCAAGAAAATTACGAAGAAAATATATAATTAAAAAATAGGAGACACCATGGCTAAAACTGGATTATACGCTAACATTCACGCTAAACGTAAACGTATCGCTGCGGGTAGTAACGAAAAAATGAGAAAAGTAGGATCAAAAGGATCTCCAACAGCAGCTAACTTTAGACGTTCTGCTAAAACAGCAAAGGCATAATAAATGGCATCAGTAGTTCAAATTTGTAATTCAGCATTAAATCAATTAGGAGCAAGTTCAATTACAGCTCTTACAGAAAATTCAAAAAATGCTAGACTTTGTAATGAAAGATATGAAACAATTAGAGACGCTGTTTTTAGATCTCATCCTTGGAATTGTTTAATTAAAAGAGTTCAATTAGCTAAAGATACAGATACTCCAGCGTGGGGTTTTAGTTTTCAATACACATTACCCGCTGATTGTTTAAGAGTATTACAGATTAGAGATTATGCTTCAGATTATAAAATTGAAGGTAGAAAATTATTAATAAATGAAGATAAAGTTTTTTTAATTTATTCAGCACAAATTACCGATGTCAATGAATTAGATGTTTTGTTAAGAGAAACTATATCTGCGGGTATAGCTTCAGATATTTCTTACGCAATAACTTCTAATCTACAAGTTACAAAACTTATGACAGAAAAATATGGTTTAAAATTATCAGAAGCAAGACATACAGACGCTAGTGAAGGATACAACACAGATCCAACATTAGGTAATACAGATCAAGTAATAACAGAAGATTTCTTAAACAGTAGATTGTAATTATGCCAAAACAACTTTTAAGCATACCGAGCTTCACGGCTGGGGAGCTTTCATCCACTATGGAGGGTAGAACAGATTTTGCCAAGTATTTTAATGGTGCAAGAAATATTGAAAATTTTGTTGTGTTACCTCACGGGCCAGTAACGAGACGACCAGGCACACAATTTGTATCTGAAATAAAAACCTCATCTGCAAAAACAAGATTAATTCCTTTTACATTTTCAACTGAACAAACTTATATTTTAGAATTTGGTAATCTTTATATTAGATTTTTTAAAGATAGCGGACAAATTACAGAAGGGAATAAAGTTATTTCTGCAATTACTAAAGCTAACCCTGGAGTAGTAACAGCAACTTCACATGGTTATGCTAATGGAGATTTTGTAAATATTTCTGGTGTTGTTGGAATGACAGAGGTTAATAATAAAACTTTTAAAGTTGCAAATAAAGCAACTAATACTTTTCAATTAACAGACATTGATGGCAATAATGTTAATACAACTAATTTTACAACTTATTCATCTGATGGGATAGCAAATAGAATTTATCAAATCACAACAGAATTTACAACTGCACAACTGTTTGATTTAAAATTTGCTCAATCTGCTGACGTTATGTATATTTGTCATCCAGCTCACGAAGTAGAAAAATTATCAAGAACGGGTCACACTTCATGGAGTTTAGATGAAGTTGATTTTTCAGACAACGGGCCATATTTAGATCCTAACACTACAGCAACAACTATCACTCCTCAACAAGCAGCCGCAGCTTCTGGTAAAACTTTAACTTTATCTGCTACAACTGGTGTTAATGGTAGTGTCGGTTGGCTTGCAACAGATGTTGGTAGAATAGTAAAATTTAATGGTGGTACTGCAATAATTACAGCTAGAACAAATGCAACAGTAGCCGTTGCTACAATCTTAACTGCATTTACTAACGATAATGCAATAGCTGCTTTTCAACTTGGTGCATTCTCAGATACTACTGGTCATCCATCCTCAGTTTCATTTTTTGAACAAAGATTAGTATTTGCTGCAACATCCGATCAACCCCAAACTATGTTTTTTTCTAAATCTGGAGACTATGAAAATATGTTGACGGGAACTAATGATGATGATGCTATGGTTTATACTATTGCCTCAAATCAAGTTAATGCCATCAAATCTTTAAAAGCTACTAGAACTTTAATCTGTTTAACAACGGGTGGCGAGTATGCTGTATCTTCTGGAAACTCTACCGCTATTACCCCTACAAATATTTCTATTGTTAAACAATCTAACTATGGTTCAGCTAATGTTGACGCATTATCTATTGGTAACGCAACTATATTCTTACAACGTGCAAAAAGAAAATTAAGAGAGCTTGCTTATAACTTTGATACAGATGGTTACGTTGCTCCCGATTTAACTATTCTTTCAGATCACATTTCCGACACGGGTATTGTTCAAATGGATTACCAACAAGAACCTTATTCTGTCGTATGGGCTGCAAGAACAGATGGCGTATTATCGGGTCTAACTTATAATAGATTAGAGAATGTTGTCGCCTGGCATCGTCATATCATTGCTGGAAAATCTGATACAACTAAAAATATTATTCAACAACAAATTTCTTTTGTATCAAATGCAACTATTGTAAGCACAACAAATAACACAATTACTTCTGCTTCTCATGGTTTATCAACTGGGGATCCCGTTTATTATTATGCAGCATCTAATATTATTGGAGGATTAAATAATTCCAATCTTTATTACGCAATAGCTACTGATAGCAATACTCTTAAACTAGCAACAACTTCTGTTAAAGCTACAGCTGGAACAGCTATTTCATTAACTACAGTTCCAAGCACTGACACCACACAATATATTTATCAAGGTATAAACATATCTTCTAATTTTATTTATTCTGTAGCTCATGGATTTAAAACTGGAGATATTTTTTATTATGACAATACTGGAACTACTATTGGTGGATTAGTTGAAAATAAAAAATACTATATTGAAAAAATTGATAACAACCAAATTAAACTGTATTCAGATAAAAATTTAACAACCGTTGTTAGTTTAACTTCAGCACATACAACTGAACAAACTGATAATATTTTAACTCATGCTAAAGTTGAAAGTGTTGCAGTAATTGATGGCGATAACGATGAAGATCAAGTTTATTTAATTATTCAAAGATTTATTAATGGAGCTGTTAGACGTTATGTTGAATTTTTTACTCCATTTAATTTTTCAAAAGATGTAACAGCATTTCATTATTTAGATAGTGGATTAGGTTATGTTGGTGGAGAAACTTCTACATTAAGTGGTTTAGATCATTTAGAAGGAGAGGTAGTTGATATTATTAGTGAAGGCTCAACACAAACAAGTAAAACAGTTACGGGTGGTGGTATTGCATTAGATATTGGAACGGAACAAGCTAAAGTTGGTTTACTATATTCTTCTGATTTACAAACAATGAGATTAGATGAGGGTTTTTCACAAACTACTCAAACTAAAACTAAAAGAGTTTACGATTTATCTATAAGATTTGAAGATACAGTAGGAGCTAGTGTTGGGCCAAATGAAGCAAACTTAACAGCTTTAGATTTTAGATCTAGTGGTGCAGCTATGAATTTACCTATTCCATTATTTAGTGGAGATAAATCTATTGAATTTGATAGTGGTTACGGCACAGAAGGGTTGGTTTATATTCAACAACCCCAGGCATTACCAATGACAATCCTAGGTATTTATCCAAGATTGGAGACAGAAAGTGTCTAACATAGAATTTATACCCTTTGAAAACGAACACGCAGAATTTATTTTAGATCAAGGATTAAATTCTAAATTATTAGAGTTAAAACCAGAGCATAGAAAATATGCTTACTATCTTAAAGAAATTGGAATGTCGTTTACTGGAATGTTAAATAACAAACCCATTGCGGCTGGTGGAGTGTTTCCACTCTGGGATGGTGTTGCTGAAGGGTGGGTATTAGCAACTGAAGAAATAAATAAGTATCCAATAACATTTTCAAAAGTTATTAAATTAAGGTGCGATATGCTTTTAAAAAATAATTCTATTAAAAGATTTCAAACAAGTGTCAAAGCAGATTGTGATGTTGCTATCCGATTTGCAAAATTTTTAGGTTTAAAAGAGGAAGGTTTAATGAAGAACTACGGGCCAGATGGAGCAGACTTTTACAGATTTGCGAGGATTTTATAATGAGTTTTTTTGGAGATATATTTGCGGGTAAAGCTGAACAGCAAGCAGCAAATTATAACGCAAAAATAATTGAAAGTAATAAAAAGATTAAACTTGGAGAAGCTAAACAGATCATGTCTGTTCATAATAATTTTAATCTTCCAAGATTTGATAAAACTGTTGAAGAAATACAAGGTGCAACAACAGTAAATTATGCAAGTAGCGGTGTCGCTTTATCGGGTACAGTTGTTGAAGCTCTTTATCAAAATGAATTAGAATTACAAACTGACAGAGACGTTATGACATTTAATGCAGAGAACGCTAGAGACAGATCCGAGAATGAAGCAATTATGATGCAAGCTGATGCAGATCTACAAAGATTTAGAGGTAAGGTTGCTAAGAAAAGATCTTACTATAATGCGGCTTCAAGTTTATTAGGCGATGCAGCAACAATACAAGGAATGGGATAATGGCTATTAAATTATATAAATCACAACAAACCCCAACAGTTCAATCTTCTAATGTAGAGAATAAAGCATTTGTAAGTATGGCAGAAGTGGGATCT